CCGAGGTGGTGTTGAGTCCATTCGTCTCGGCCAGTAGCTCGCGTTAGACCCTTGCTTGACCTGCTGTGCCGCTTCCCTTGCGGCAAGTTGAGCGCATTACCGTATGATAAGCGATCTTGTCCGTAATGTAGACTATTCATCAATGCGCCGTGATTTACTTGATATTGGCTTTTCACCACTTTAAGCGCGTTGGCGACATTAATCTTAGATTCCTCAAAGTGTTCTTTATTACGATAAGTGGCACCAAGAAATTTGCATGTGCGGCGAACGAGGTCAGGGTAGAAACCATATGGGGTGATGAAGAAACCTGCAAATTCACCGATATCAGTCAAATTAAACTTTAATTTATGGTTAGTCACTTTAAGCAGTTCTTTGCCTTCAGTTGTCATAACAGCCTCTTTACAGAGTATCGATGAATCGTCGCCTTTAAAGACAGCAGCTTTATAGCCTTTAAAATCAAAAAGAACGTACATGAGAGCGCAGTTACATAAAGTGTTCTCAGCTAAGGTAAAAGGATTACCAGAAAATTGTTTGCCATGCCCCTGAAGTGAGGCATTACCAAGCTTGGTGTGGTAAACAAGTTTCCAATGTGTGCGATATTCGGTGAACCAGTCCATTAAGAAAGGTGGCGCACCCATCCATAAACACAGTTGTTTAGTCATTCCTGACATAGCGTTTATGAAACTTGAATCCCATTCGCTGAAATCATTTAAGAACCATTTTTCGTCATCACGCCATTTTTCTTCCATCATGGCCGTGATTTCGGCACTTATTTCTTCATCAGAGCCGTGAGTTGCGAAAATAATGTTACGCTTGTTCTTCTTTGCGATGTGACGTATGCGTTCTATGAGAGCACGAGCGTAGGCACATAATAATAGGTTTACACGTTTTGAAAATGAGGCAACACCCTGGCCGCATTTATCACTGGTATCCCATTCATCTGCTTCGCTGTACTTGCCTTGACGTTTATTGACAAATTCTATTATCTCATCATATTGGTCAAAGGCTTTCTCAATGTCATGAGCGCATTTTTGATTCATATTCATCTTTTTATTCAGTGCTTCGAGATAATCACGGTAACATTTACGCAGTTCATCGTGCGTGTGGTATAGATCCTTTTGTAGCTTGTCTATAGAGCGTGCATTTCCATAAAGAGCTTTGCTCAATCCACGTAG